AGGTCCAGTTAGAATCACAGATTAGAAGTACGCAACTTGAAATAGCTAAGTTAGAAGCAGAAGTAACAAGATTACAAACAGAATCTGCTCTTAATGTTGCAAAAACTCAAGCAGCAGAACAAGATCCACAGTTGAAGGTTGCTGAATTACAAAGTAAAATTCAAACTAAACGTGAAGAACTTTCTCTACGTGAAAGGCTTTCTGAGCTTACAAATGATATGAGAAAGAATCAAACCGATACTGCAGCAGCAGCTAAAATGGCAGCTGCAGCCATGAAAACCACAGGAGGTAATTAGTTATGGCAAAGAATGATAAAACTCAAGCATCAACAGACGATAAAGTAATGTTTGATGGTGTCCCAGGCGCTGATAAAAAAACAGCAGAAGACGCAGAAGGATTTAAAGTAGATATGAACTTTGAAGAAGAACCTAAAGCGGAAGAAGATGAAATAGAATTTCCAAAGGAGGCGGAAGTTGAAGAAGTCGAAGAGCTTAAGGCTGAAGAAGAACCACAAGAAGAAACTGAAGAGACAACAGAAACAGAAGAATCTGAAGTTGAATCTGAAGTTGCAGAAAACACAGGAGAAGAAACAGTATTGGCAGACAATGACTCAGATCCACAACCGGTTGTTGAAGCAGTACAAGAGGGAGTTGACGAGCCAAAAGAACCTATGATTCCAAAATCTAGGTTTGATGAGGTTTTAGCTAAACAAAAAGCTTTAGCTAAACAACTACAAGAAGCAACTAATCCTGTAGAAAAAATAGACAAAGCACCAGAATACGATTTTGCTGCAAAAGAAATAGCGTATCAAGAACATATTTTAAATGGAGAAGCTGAAAAAGCTGCTGCTTTAAGATCAGAAATTAGAGATGCAGAGCGTCAATCTATGTTGTTTGAAGTACAAGAACGTATGGGTCAAACTGTGCAACAAAGCACAGAAGCTGTAGCTCTACAAAATAAAGCTGTAGAATTACAAACTGCTCATCCAGAGCTAGATGAAACAAGCGCTACTTATAATGCTGACTTAACACAAGAAGTTATGGATCTAAGAGACGCATTTATAATACAAGGTTTTTCTGGAGCGGATGCTTTAGATAAAGCTGCTAAGTATGTAATTAAACCTACTTTACCTACAAACAACGAAGAACCAAAAAAAGATGTAGTTGGTGAAAAAATAGTAGAAAAGAAAAAAGTAGCTAACACAACTAAAAAATTAGAAGCTGCTGAATCTCAACCTCCTACATTAAAAGGAAAAAATAAAGTTGAGAAAAAAATAGATTTAGATGTATTGTCCTCAGAAGAGTTTGATGCATTACCCGCAGAAACTTTAAAAAGAATGCGTGGTGATTTCGGATAAACTGTGGTATAACTAAAAGAACTTCGCACGTAAGAGCGATATCTTACCAGGGTCGTTCCTGTAAAAAATCGTTTTTCGCTTGTTAGAGCGTAAAACTAACCGGAGTCGTATTCCGCAAATAACGAGAGCGTCCCCCCCACGATAACGGGTATACGGATAGGTAGTCGCTCCAAAAGACGACTGGTTTTTAACAACTTTGATAAGGAGAATTATCATGGCAAATACTAATTTTGCTGCGTTGACCAGTGAACAATTAACGATCTGGTCGCGTGATTTTTGGCGTGTCGCTAGAAATATGTCCTTCATCAACCAATTCGCAGGTAGCGGATCCAATTCTATGGTTCAGATTATATCTGAGCTTACTCAATCAGAAAAAGGAGCTAGAGCTGTATTAACACTTTTAGCCGATATGACTGGTGATGGTATAGTTGGAGACAATACTTTAGAGGGTAATGAAGAGTCATTAAGAGCTTTCGACATTGTTGTACAACTTGATCAACTAAGATTTGCGAACAGACTTTCAGGTAGAATGAATGATCAAAAATCAGTTGTGAACTTTAGGGAACATTCTAGAGATGCACTTGCTTATGCAATGGCTGACAGAATGGACCAATTAGCATTCTTAAGTCTAAGTGGTATCGGTTATACACTTAAGAACAATGGTGCATTAAGACCTGTTCAAAATTCTGGACAGAATCTTGGTGATCTTGCGTTCTCAAGTGATGTATCTGCTCCTACTTCTAATAGACATAGAAGATTTGATGCTACAAACGGTATCGTAGCTGGTGATGTTACTGCAATTGCTGCAGCTGACAAACTAAGCTATAGCGCTATCGTTGATCTAAAAGCTTATGCTAAAGATCAGTACATCAGAGGACTAAGAGGCGAAGGTAATGATGAGACATTCCATCTTTTCGTAACACCACAAGTAATGGCTGACTTAAAACTTGATTCAGATTTTCTTGCTAACGTAAGACAAGCTGGTATCAGAGGTCCTCAGTCAAGCTTATTCTCTGGTTCATCAAGCTTAATGGTTGATGGAATCATGGTACATGAGTTCAGACACGTGTTTAACACGTCTGGTGCTACAAGCGGTACATCATCAAATGCTGGTGCTGCTGGTTATAAAGGTGGAGCTAATGCAGATGTAAACTACTCAAGATGTTTATTCTGTGGTGCTCAATCATTAGCAATGGCTGATATTGGTATTCCTGAAATAGTTGAAGATACATTTGACTATGGAAACCAAAACGGTATATCAATTGGGAAAATATTCGGACTCAAGAAACCTAAGTACAATTCTGACGTAACTGGTCAGGTTGAAGACTTTGGGGTTGTTGTGTTAGATGTTGCATTCTAATTGTGATATATTTTATGGGTGGCTAATTAAAGCCACCCATTTTTAAGGAGTAAAATTATGTGGATAGTTTCAAATGATGATATAACAGTAGCATCTACTTGGGGCGCTACTATACATTTAGTAGCTGGAGAACCAAGACAAGTTGGTAAAGACTTAGGGTTGCTTTGTTTACAAGCTGGATGTACAGAAGTGCAAGAGTCAGAGGTACCAGCAATGGAGCCTGCTCCAGTAGAACCAGTAGAACCAGTAGAAGAAGTTGTAATAGAAGACATGCCAGGAGTAGAAACTGCAGAAACAGTTGTTTCACCAGACTTTGAAAGTATGACTAAAATACAATTAGAAGAGTATGGTCGTACTATTGGTATAGAATTAGATAGACGTAAAAAGAAATCAGCTTTAATTGAAGATTTAAAAGCAGCACAATAAAGGATGACTAATGGCAGGGACACTTACAGGCGCTAATATAATAACTAGAGTACAAGATACTCTACAAGATACTACAAGTGTTAGATGGCCAGAAGCAGAATTGCTTAGGTACATAAATGATGCGCAAAGAGAAATTGTAAATTTTAAGCCCGGTGCTTCATCAAAAACTGCTAACATGCAATTAGTTACAGGCACTTTACAATCGCTGCCCACAGAAGGGTTACGATTAATTAAAGTAACTAGAAATATGTCTGATGCTTCTGGGGGTGCTACAGGGGCCAGAGCGATTAGGTTAGTAAATTCCGATATTCTTAATACTCAAGAGCCCGATTGGAATAACCCAAGCGTAAGTGGCGATGCTGCACATGGTACTACAGTTAAACATTATGTTTTTGACGATGATGATCCAAGAAAATTTTATGTGTACCCAGGTGTAGCGGGTAATGCTTACGTAGAAATTGTTTATTCTAAATCTCCTACAGATTTAAGTAGCGCAAGTTCTACTATAGATGTAGATGATATTTATGGTAATGCAATTGTAGATTTTGTTCTATACAGAGCATACATGAAAGATGCAGAGTATGCTGCAAATAGCCAAAGAGCCGGACAACATTATCAATTATTTACAGCTAGCATAGGACAAGGAGGGCAATCTCAAATGTTAGTAGACCCTAACAATGACCCAGTTTCTAATATAGGATCTGTCCCAAAAATAATGCAGCAACGAGGTAATTAAAAATGGCAGCTTATTCTTCTTTAATAAAAGAAGTATTACCTTATGTGCCCATGTGTCCTGATACCTTAGTAGAACAAAATTTGCGTTCAGCAACTATAGAATTTTGTGAAAGGTCAAAAGCTTATATTTTAGACATGGACCCTTTTAACACTATAGCAGGTGTTTATGAGTATGATTTTGATATACCAGTGGCTACTGAAGTTCATCAAGTTTTGTTAATGACACATGATGGCAATGACATGGATCCTATAAGCCCACGTAGTTTAGAATTAAATTACCCAGATTGGAGAGATAAAACAGGCCAACCGCATGTATATTTACAAAAAACTCCTACCACGTTCTGGATAGTGCCTGTGCCAAGTGGTGCTAAACAGGT